CTTCTTCATATGCACATTTTGGACATTTGAAGTGGACATCCTTTTTAATTTCAGGCATTGTATCAAAGAATTTTTTAATCTTTTCCAAATCTTTTTGTTGTAGGTCATCTACAAATTCACCAAGCTCCTCTTTAGTAGAATCTTTAGCATAATAAATTTGGTCTTTATCATAAATGTAATCTATACAATCAACTAAAACTTTCATCATAATTTCATCTTCATTCATGGTTTCATACTTTTGAATCATTTCAAAAGTTGGGTATTTTAAACATAAACCAAGATTTTCAGTTAGTTGAATTTTATTATTATGCTCTGGATTAATTGTTGGCTGAACTTCAAGAACATTTAATTTAAATGCAACAGATCCATTACATTTGGCATCTTCACCTTTTTCATCTTTTACGGTATTATTACATTTATATTTTAATTCAACCACTTCTTCTACTGACCTAGCTCGCAGATGCATGAACAGGTATTCTAAATCAAATGTTGGAAGATTGTCAATGTCAACTTCATCTAATACACAATTTTTTAACACTTGACGAATTGTATTAATAGTTTCTTTAGCATCATCTGCTTCTGAAGCCATTAAAAATAATTTTTGTTCTTTTACAAGAAAAGGACGATAACGAACAGTTTTTCCTGTTGAAATCAATTTGACTGTATAAGTCGGTATATCTAATTTTGGTAACATAATAACCTCGCTTAATAATTAAAAAATTCTAGGAATAGCCTTGCCAAAAGGCAATAGTCCTGCGCCAATGGTTCCAAATAATGCTGCACCTGCTGCGCCTAAATCATATTCACCATCATATATGGTGCGATACTTCTGATAAGCAAATTGAATTGTAAGACGATGAAATCCATCTTCCGACCAACTCAATTGCTGTGGAGCAATTCCAATAGGAAATGCATCAATCAATTCAATAGCATGAATCTGTTTAATGAAATCATCATACTGAATGATTTTAATATTACACATATACCTTGACAAATTACCTTTTGGAAATCTCATGTTATTTGTGTCTGTTGGCATAATTGCTTCCATCCAGCGGTCAAACAACTTTCTTTCATAAAATTCATTAGTGCATAAAAATGTTAAAGCTGTATCAGGATATTGTGTTTGATATGGAACTTTAAAAGTTGGTCCGTAAATTTTAACATCAGCCGTCTGAAATGTTTTACCAGGAAATTCAGCATTTTCACATTGAAGTGCTAGATACCTAGATAAAGCAGCATTAGATGTTTTAGAAAATTCATCTTTTTGACCTTCTCGACCAAACGCTGTATTAATAGCATCTGACACATCACTAAAAATAGAATTAGGAAAATTCAATATTTTATTAATGATTGAATTGCCAATAAAATTGTTTATATATGGCGGTATAGGAAGAATAACTTCAAACCTAGATGGCTTTGCTGGGCCATCATGTGCCTTCATGTTTGATAAAAATAATTGTGGTGAAAAAGACATTAGAATTTTTTCCTAGAATCTGCGTAAACTTTATTTTTTGTTGCGCCTATAAAATATTCATATGGAATTAAGGCAGCAATATCCCATTCTTCAGCAGGTATCTCTAAGAACCTACTGTCAACGTGTTTGTAGAGGTACCTCTTGATACAAGGAGTACCTTCAAAAATTCTGGAGGCATTTTTAAGTGTGTGATACCTCAAACGAAACTTTGTGGTTTCATCGTAGTCATCATTATTTAAAAATACACTCAATTTGTCTAAAAGGATAATTCGTTGCTTTGGGCTGATATAGTGCAAGTTCAGTCCTAAGAAACCGTCTGAGTATCGTTCAATTGGTATAACCAATGGGAACCTATCGTAATATGGCAACGAATCCTTTAACTTAGGGTCATAAAAATAAAAATACATACAACCCAACATTGACCTATTTTTTATCTTATCACGGTCTTTCATTAACGCCGTGCGCTGAGGTGATAAATTCTTCACCTTAGCTTTTAACCACTCTCTAGCTGCATTGGTTCTTGGTTCTAAACCTTCTTCCGATAGCTGCTGAGTGATTCTTTCTAGTAAATAAGCCATACTCTATTTATACTCAAAAATAAAGTCCATTATTACCTGCTTTTTGGCAGCAAAACCTTATAAGTATCGGTGTTCCGCTTTAAAGATAAGGTTATAGTAATCCAAGCTCCTGTTCCGTTACCACGAGGAACTTCCACCCATGTTCCTGACAGAATATATCCGCAGCTCTCCATTTCTCCTGATTAACCGCATAGGTTGCCATCTCTTGTAGAAACCTTTTGGTTTTCCTTTTCTGAATGGGCATCTTTGTCTGTGCCATGGGCTTTACCTCAATAATATAAGTCATTACCTTGCCGTCTTTTAACCTCATCTTGGCGATGAAATCTGGAAAGTAGCGGTGCATTTTATTGTCGATTGGAGACTTGTATGGTACTGCCAATTCTTCTGATGACCACCAGAGAACATTCGGATGTTCATCGAGCCATTTCATTACCCTGCGTTCCCATGTTGACCGATAGACGATGTTATCCGCATCACCTTTATATTTGGTGGGATGCCTTGGATTAAACCATCCTTTATAAGTTTTGCCGAATGTCATATAAATACTATCTAGTCAACCTTTTTGGAAAAACATATGGCTCTCTTTGGATTCTCTGATATTTCATTTAATAAAAATGTAGATGCAAGGGGTTCTCTTGCAACTGGTCCTCTAGGATCTCTCGCTGGTAGTGAATTCACTAAAAACACTTATAGATTTCCATTAGATATAGGCAGTAGTGATAAAGGCCATTATTTAATGATTTATATACGCAAACAAAGACAAAGTTCTTCAGGTGCAGCTAAATTTGAAGGTGGTAATATAAGTTTTAAAAATCTTCAAGATAATATACAAAATAAAGCAAAAGGTATTCTACAAAGTGAAATACAAAATGCTGCAGCCAAAGCAAATAAAACACTCGTTCATATAGGAAACTCTGTTGGTGGAGAATTATTAAACAAAGTTAACAATGGTGTAAGTGGAGTTACAGGTGGTGCCGGTGGAATTTTTAGTAATTTTTCAAGTGCCTTAGACTCAGCTGTTGGTGGTGTTGTTGGTGGTATTAATAATTTATTTGGTCAAACAAGTGTTATCTTTGGTGGTAATTCGGCTCAAACTCAAGCTGTTATTAAGAATTCAATTAAAAATGTAACAGGTGGAAGTGTATTTGCTGGACTAACAACATTTCTTACCACAGACTCAATTGCATTGTATATGCCAGATACTCTTACATATACTTATTCACAATCTTATGAAACACCAAGTATTGGTGATGAACTTGGTGGTAAAGTATTGGGTGCAGGTAAGGCTGCAATGGATGCTTATAAAGCAGGTGGCGGAACAGCAGAGGGAATTTTAAAGGGTGGTGCTAGTGCAGGTAAAGCTTTATATAGAGAAGGTGCTCAACTTGGCGGTACAGTTCTTGGTGATTTGACCGGTAGTAAAAATACTGCCGCTTTAGGAGTAGCTGCACTTACAGGATCAGTTAGAAATCCAATGTTAGAAATGTTGTATAAATCTCCAGATTTTAGGTCTTTTAACTTTGAATTTAAATTTTATCCAAGAGATGAAAGAGAAGCTCTTGAAGTTCAAAGAATTGTTGAAAGGTTGCGATATCATCAAGCACCTGAATTATTAAAAGAATCGGCTGCATTTCTAGTTCCTCCTTCTGAATTCGACATCAAATTTTATTACAATGGTTCGCAGAATCCAAATATTCCTCCAATTTCAACTTGTGTTTTAAAAACAATTGATATTGATTATGCACCAAATGGTTTTTCTGCCTATGAAGTTCCTAATGAAAATCAACCTTCATTAGGTCGCACAGGTATGCCTGTTTCTATGACTTTAAAACTGTCATTTCAAGAAACAACTTATCTTACTAAACAAGATTTTGAAGAGCCTAGAAATTCTACACAAGCTAAGGTATAAAATGGCAAAATATTTTAATTATTTTTCTAAAACTTTTTATACTAGTGATGACAATTCACCTGGTCTTGATACAGTTACCAATATTATTTCACGGTTTGCATTTGAAAATTCTTTAAAAGAAAACTCATCTGCGTTTTATCCATATAATGTTCAAGATTCAGATACACCTGAAATTATTGCTCGTAAATTTTATGACAACTCAGAAAGACATTGGATTGTTTTGTTGTTCAATAATATTATTGATCCACAATGGGATTGGCCTTTAAAAGAAAAAACTTTAATTGATTATATTGATTCAAAATACTCTGCTAACGGTGCAGCAAACACGACAGTTCAAACAGGCATTGCATGGGCTATGAGTACCAATAATGTTCAAGCTTATTTTAAAATAGTTACCAGAACATCATTTGATGGAACAGAAACTATTGAAAAACTTTCTGTTGATGCTAATACATTTGCAAATGTGGCCACCTCTCTAAACACATATAATTTACAAGATGGTACAACTATTACAGAAAGAGTTACAAAAGAAACACAATCGTATTTTCAATATGAGGTGGATTTAAATGAAGCTAAAAGAACCATTAAATTAATTAAACCAGAATTTGTTCCTGCAATCGAAAAAGAATTTAAAAAAGTGATTAAGTAATGAGCTTTGATATTCAAAAATCTACACAGTTTAAAGTAAATGAACTGGTAATTGTAACAAAAGGAGGAGGAATTGATATTGCTCCAATTTTTGAAGAACTTAGTATCTTTGACTCTTTATTAATGCCAGTAATGAGCGGCAATATTTTAATAAGTGATTCTGTTGGTTTATCTAGTAAATTATCATTTGATGGATCTGAATCTTTATTAATTGATATTTCAAAAGATGCAAATTCGGATATTGCTAATTTTAAAAAGGCATTTAGAATTTATAAACAATCAGATAGAAAAAGTGAAGCTCAAAATGAAAAATATATTTTGCACTTTGTTGCCGATGAATTTATGTATTCTGACCAACAAAGAGTTAATCAATCATTTAATTTAACCCACTCAGAAGCTGTTGAGAAAATACTAAACAATTACCTTAAAGTGCCTGCTAATAATTTAGGTGGTGTTTATGAGAATTCTTATGGAGTTCGTAACATTACAATACCAAATTTACGACCACTAGAGGCTATAGAATGGATTGCTAAAAGAGCCGTTGACATAAATCAATCTCCAAATTTTATGTTTTTTCAAAATTTATTAGGGTATAATTTTGCTTCTTTATCCACTCTTTTAACGCAAGAAGATGTTTTGAATATAAAGTTTGAACCAAAAAATTTACAAAATAAAAATGCAATTGATGAAATTAGTTCTGCAAGAGGGTATGAAGTTGTAAGTCAATCCGATAGTGTTAAAAAAACTAGAGAAGGTGTTAATGCTGGTCAATTTATTGGTTTTGATCCAATGACAAGAACCATTGCAAAAAAGAATATTAGTTATGGTGACCACTATTCCAGTATGAAACATGGTAATGAAACAGCTAAATTTTCAGAGATTAAAAATCGTGATGGATTAAGTAATTCTCAGGCATTTGATTCAAAGAAAACAGTTAATATTTTTGGCGCTGCTAAACAATTAAGTTCTTATATTAAACAAAATGATCCTTATTCTATATCAAAAGTGGAAAATTATGAATCATTTGTATTTCAAAGAAAAGCAATTTTAGCAAATCTTATGGAAAAAAGAATAAAAGTGGCTATGCCAGGCAACTTTCAATTAACTTCAGGCCTGAATGTAAATTTGACAGCTATAGGTGCTAATAAATCCATACCTGGTGAAGATAATGAAGATACGAGTTTAAGTGGTAAATATTTAATTATAGCTTCACGCCAAATTATTGGATATAATAAACACGAAACAATTATTGAAATTGCAACTACCTCTACAAATAAAGAATTTATTGAATCAAGTGATTTTGCTCAAATTAAAGAACTTTTAGAATATTGATATGGAAAATAAAGATTTTGCTGGTAAAAATGGATTTGTTTGGTGGATTGGCATTGTAGAAGATAGACAAGATCCATTAAAGTTGGGTCGTGTGCGAGCTCGATGTGTTGGTTGGAATGCTGACAATAAAATGCAACTACCAACAGAGCAATTGCCATGGGCTATGCCAATGTTACCATTGAATAATACAAATCCATATTCGCCAAAAGAAGGTGATATGGTTATGGGTTTCTTTACAGATGGTGAAGCTGCACAAGAACCAGTTATTATGGGAGTATTTCCTGGTATTCCATTAAAGGCTGCAAATGCACAAGAAGCGTTTTCAGATCCACGAACAGGAGACCAATTAACTTCTGCACCAGTAAAACCAAATGAAAGTGCAACAGGATATCCAAGAAAATTAGATGAACCAAGCACATCACGCTTGGCAAGAAATGATGCCGCTTTTCCATCATTCATAAATCAAAGTAAGAAAATAAATAAAGCTTCAAAGGTAGAACCAGATTCTTATTATAATGCTGTTTATCCATATAATAATGCGTATGAATCGGAGTCAGGTCATGCTTTAGAATTTGATGACACAAAAGATTCTGAGCGTGTTCATTTATATCATCGTTCTGGTTCATATGTCGAATTTGGACCTGAAGGTGACCGAGCAGAAAGAATACAAAAAGATAAATTTACTGTTGTGATTGGCGATGATTCTGTATATGTGCAAGGTGATGTAAAAGTATTCATTGATGGAAATGCAACATTAGATATTGGTGGAAATATGTCAGCTACAGTTGGTGGTGACACAAACTTAAATGTTGGTGGAAGTTTTGCGGCCGATATAGGTGGAACTTGTAGTATTAATTCAGGCGGCAATATGTCATTTACAGCACCAAGGATTGATTTGAATTAATATGCCGCACCAATTTGTTATATTGTTAAATGGTGAATTAAAAACATTTAATACTTTTGAAGATATACCTAAAAGGTTTGATAATGTTATTCGGTTTTTACCAGAAATACCTGAGCCTCCGCATACGGAAGAACAACACAAAGAAGTTGATACTTGGAATGAAAGATTAAAAGAATTATTAAAAAGAGAAACAAATGGCAGTAACATTAACAATTAGTCCAGCTGGAGACAACCCTTTAACACAGATACAATCTACTTTAAGGTCGGTAAGAACAGTTAATGCAATAATTACTCCTGTAGGTGACGATGGTGAAACTATGAATGTTGTAAGCGCCGTATTATTAAGTTCAGGCGGTAAAGTTGTAATTATACCAGGCACCTCAAGTGTTTCAATTGTAGGAACATATGATGATCCATTTTTAGACACTTTTCAATTTGTAAGTAAAGGTAGTTCTAATTTAATTGAAACGCCAACCACAGTTGTAGGTGTTTCAAATGTTCCGCCAAAAAAAGAATTGTTTAATTTAAGCCAAGATGTTAAACAAAAAGAAACAATAAATTATGAAGTTACCGTGGAGTATCAGGATCAATTTTTTGTTCCAGCAATAGAAACATTTGCTGTAACACACGACATAATTAATGAATATGAAGGAATTCGTTCATTCATGGACACATACTATAACTAGGATATAAAATGCCAGCTATAACAAGAGTAGGAGATTCAGACATTGCACATTGTTCAGGAATGGTTAGAGCTGTAGGCTCAGGAAATGTTTTTGTAAATGGTATTGCTTTATCAAGACAAGGAGATGTAAATACCGTTCATTTATTGCCAGGTAACCCTTGTCCGCCTCATGCAGCTCCAATTGCTTCAGGTTCCTCTACTGTAAAAGTAAACGGAAAAGGAGTTGGGCGTGTTGGAGATGCTATTTCTGGTTGTACCTCTGTGGCTGAAGGATCTTCAAATGTTTTTGCTGGAGGTTGAATAAATAGAGAATGGCAACGATAGACATAGAAAACACAAGAACTTTTAGGGACTTGGATTTGAATTTTACGATTCATCCTGTTCGTAAGGATATTAACGTTCATATAAATGAATTTGCAGTTATTAATTCAATAAAGAATTTAATTTTAACCAACCATTATGAGCGTCCTTTTCAACCAGAAATTGGCAGTAATATTCGCCGACTTTTATTTGAACCAGTAGATTCAGTAACAGCTGCACAAATTGAGAGGGATATTTCAGAAACAATAAACAATTTTGAACCTAGAGCTCAAATTTCTAAAGTAACAGCTGTAGGATCACCAGATGAAAATGGGTATAAAATTAACCTTGTTTTCTTCATAATTAATAACCCAAATCCAATTTCAATTAATTTCTTTTTAGAGCGAATTAGATAAAATGGCAAACCGCTTAAGAGTTACCGAACTTGACTTTGACACAATTAAGTCAAATCTAAAAACCTTTTTAAATCAACAAACAGAGTTTCAAGACTATGATTTTGAAGGTGCAGGCCTTTCTGTATTGTTGGATATTTTAGCATATAACACTCATTACAACGCCTACTATCTTAATATGGTTGCTAATGAATCATTTTTAGATACGGCTTTACTGCGTGATTCTGCTGTATCTCACGCAAAAACTTTAGGATATATTCCATATTCTTCAGCTGCACCTGTTGCTAATATTAATTTTAATGTGGATTCTGGAACAACAACTCCTGCAACATTAACTATTCCTTCAGGTTTTTCTTTTTTATCAAATCAGATTGACAGCAAATCATATAATTTTGTTGTATTAGAAGATACCACAGTTACAAAATCAAACACAACTTTTCATTTTGATGGCCTTGAAATTTATGAAGGACAACTAGTTACTTATAGTTTTACTCATGATTCTGCCTCTAACCCAAAACAAGTTTTTATTTTGCCTGATAATAATATAGATACTGATACAATTGAGGTTTCTGTTAGTCCGGCTGTTGCAAACACAGCAACAAGTGTTTATAATAAGGTTACAGATATATTAGATATTACAGCTACTTCAGAGGCTTATTTCTTAGAAGAAAACCGTAATGGAAAATATCAAATATATTTTGGTAATGATATAGTTGGTAAATCATTACCTGATGGCGCAATAATTTCTGTAAAATATTTAATTACAAATGGAACAGCTGCTAATAAAGCAAACAATTTTATAGCTACGGCTACATTGACAGATTCTATAGGAAATTCACAAACAAACTTTACTGTTAATCCTGTTAGTGCTGCCTCTGGTGGTTCAACTAGTGAGTCGGTTGATAATATTAAATTTTCAGCTAGAAGTCAATTTTCAACGCAAAATCGTTTGGTAACCATTAAAGACTATGAATCGTATATTTTAAATAATTATCCAAACATTGATTCTATTTCTGTCTGGGGCGGAGAAGATAATACACCTCCTGTTTATGGTAAAGTTTTTGTTTCGTTAAAACCAAAATTAAATTATTATATTTCTGAAACAGAAAAACAAAGAATTATTGATAATATTATTTCACCAAAAGCAATTGTTGCTGTTCAAACACAAATTATAGATCCAGAATTTTTATATTTAATTATTGAATCCTTTGTTCAATATGAATCAAAGAAAACGAACAGCACAGAAACTGCTCTTAAAAATGCAATTACAAATTCTATTTTATTATATCGTAATACATTTTTAAATAAATTTGATGCTCGATTTGTTCTTTCAAAAATGCAAGATTTTATTGATAATGTTGACACTAATGCAATTATTGGTTCTGAAGTCACCGTTCGTGTTCAACGCCGTTTTGAACCTAAATTAAATGAATCAGCAAGTTACACAATTAAATTTAATGTTCCAATTATTCGTGGAACATTATTAAATAAATTATCTTCAACACAATTCACAGTATTTGATGTTGGTGGAACATTAAGAGAAGCTCAGTTTGAAGAAATTCCACAATCATTTACTGGCATTTCTGAGATTCAAGTTACTAATCCTGGTGCAGGATTTACAACAACTCCAACAGTTACAATTAGTGGAGATGGTTCTAATGCGACCGCAGAAGCTGTAATTGTAAATGGAAAAATTCAAAGTATTAATATTATAAATCGTGGTATTGATTATACTCGTGCTACAATTTCAATTACTGGTGGAAATGGATATGGTGCCGAGGCTGTTGTTGTAATTGACGGTAAATCAGGAACACTTAGAACAATTTATTTTGACTCATTAGCTCAAAGACAAGTTATCAATTCTAATGCTGGAAAAATAAATTATGAAACAGGAGAAATAACAATTAATAATATTCGTTTTATAACTGTTGATTCAAATGATGGTTTAATTCGTTTAACCTCTCAAGCAGAAAAAGGAATTATTCAATCTGTTCGTAACACTATCATAACTATTGATGAAACTGATCCAACAGCCATTTCTACCACACTTACTTCTGTATAATGTCTGACCAAAAAACATCACTACTAGTTAATCGGCAAGTTCCTGAATTTGTTCAGGAAGAATATCCATTATTCATTAATTTTTTAGAAGCATATTATGAGTATCTTGAAACCAAACAAGGATCTCAATTAAATGATTTAGTTACAAAATCAAAAGACCTTCGTTATCTTTCTGATGTTGATTATTCCATTACAGATTTTGAAAATAGTTTTTTTAATAATTATGCTGATTTAATTCCTCGTAATGTTGAAGTTGATAAAGCATTTTTAATTAAACACGTCTTACCATTATACTTATCAAAAGGTAGTGAAGCCTCATTCAAACTCTTATTTCGTCTTTTATTTAATGAAGAAGTTGAGGTTGTTAAACCAAGTAATAGTATTTTGCGAGCTTCTGATGGCAAATGGTTAATTGAAAATGCTTTTAAAATTGAACAAGGTGTGTATAGTGTTTATACAGGAAATGGTACAAAAACCACATTTAAATTAGCACAAATAGTTTCCACTAACGACATTTCTGTTTATGTTAATAATGTGTTACAAACTTCTGGTTATAATATTCGTAGAGAAACCAGAAAGTTAATATTCAATGCTGCACCAGCAAACAATGCCACAATTGAAGTTTTGTATAGTGATTTTAATTTTAGTCTTTTAACAAACAGAAAAATAACAGGAGATGTTTCTGGTGCTACAGCTCTTGTTGAAAGAACTGCTCAAAAAACTGTTAATAATATTCCAATTTTTGAATTATATATTAATACAAAAACTTTACTTGGAACTTTTGATAATGGTGAAACTGCTACATTAGACATCGTTGATCCAGTTGATGATACTCTGATTACCATTAGAGTTCATGGTTTGTCTATTCTTCGCAATATTTTTATTATTGATGGAGGTGCAAGTTATAATGTTGGTGATCCAGTTATTGTTACTGGTGGGCAAGCAACAAGACCAGCTAAAGCAATCGTATCTGAAATTTTTTCTGGATTTATTAATCAAATTCAAGTTTTAGCTGGAGGTGCAGGATTTAATGTTGCTTCTAATGTTTTTGTGGTTGGTGCTGGTAGTGGTTCTTTAACAATGGCAATTGATGCTATTGACGTTTCTGGTCAAAATACTGCCAATGTTTTTGTTGTAAACACAGACAGAATTGCTGATTACGGCAGTATTGCAATTAATGCTGCTAATTATGGATTTAATGCTTCAGTTATAGCCAGTGAAAATGCTAGTTCTAAAATAGTAGATTGTTTAGTTTTTGAAAATGTTACAAGTATTGGCGCTATCACAAATGTGGCAATTTTATTTGCAAATGCAACCTTTTCTAGTATACCAACATTAAATGCAGAATCAGCACCATTTTTAGCAAATGGAACAACACATCAAGTTTTAAGTTCTCATTCATTAGGTAGAATTGCAATTAATAATGGTGGAAGTGGTTATTCTGTTGGAGATGAATTAACATTTGCAGAAACTCAATTTATGTCTGCTGGTCTTGGTGCTGCGGCTGCGGTAACCAATGTGTCACCAACAGGTGCTATTACTAAAGTAGAATTAC